TAGGCTTGCGAGGACTGCCAATAACTCAAGCACTCTAGGACAGGGAGACCCGAACCTAATCGTGACTGACTTCACAACGACTGATAACATTAAGTCATTGTTGCAAGACCAGCAGCGGTATGTGAACACTAACTTCGAGATTGCTTGGGGTTTGAAGACTATGGAGTTTGAAGGCTTGCCTATACTCCCGTCTAAGTTCATCGAACCAGCAACTAGCACGAACATTCGTAAGTTGATGGTGTTGTCAACTGACACCCTCCAGATGCGTGTCCTCCAAGACGTTACTTATGAGGAACTGGCGAAGACCAACGATTCATACAAGTTTATGAACAAGGTCTACGAGTCGCTTATCTGCACGGCCGAGGAATTCAACTCGCAGATAGTGACTATACACGACTAAGGTGATTGACTATGACAGCGATATCTGCATCGGTAATAACTGAATCAGCACCAAATCCGGGAATCAAGAGGGTTATCTTTGAAACCGCTGCGACAGCGGATTCGGGCGACACTCTTGCCATCACCCTCTCGACATATGGCATAGTTACTCTTTTGGGAGTAACTGGCTATCGTCACACAACCGAGGGTTCGGTAATAGTTGATGACGCACAGACAACTGCGGTTTCTGCAGGCGTTCTAACTATCACTGTTGGTGGTTCAGGAGCAGACAACTATAAACGTGTCTTTGAAGTGATTGGGAAGTAAGGGGTTATTTTTCCCCCCTATTTATTTTTTTTAGTTTTCAAAATTCATGGTGATTTAAAATGACCGTTACGGGTTCTCAGGGAACGGCTGTTCAGCCTTTTTCAGGCAGCGGAGACCTTACTTGGACTAATACGATGATTTTTAGTAGTGCTCTTTCAATTGGAACTACTACTAATGGTGGAGCAATTTCTTATGGTACTATTAGTACCACGAAGTCTATTACACCAACCGGTACTGTTGTACCTCTACAGATGAGTGTAACTTCAATAGCTGACCACGGAACGTCTGGTGATGAGACTATAGGTGTAGCATACTTTAAGAATGCTGCGACTACTGCTCATCAGCCCAACCACCAGCTTGCAACTTGTATGGTGAGGACTTCGCTCTCGAAGAATATTTGGGATGCGTATGGTTTGCAGAGTCACTTGACTATTGCAGACGACATGGCAACTACTGGCGATAATGCACACTTGACTGCAATCTCTGGAAAAGCCGTCTTGACTTCAGGTAAGACCGCATCAAAGGGTTGGGTAAACGCAGGACTCTTTATCATAGAGGGTGCTGGCACTGTAACTCAAATGTGCTATGGTGTATCCATTGTTGCTGAAGTTGGAGTTACTGCGTGTCAGGGACTGCTTCACTTGTCTTCGGATGCTTCCGTTACGGATGCAATCGTGGTAACTGGTGCTGCTAACCTGACGCACGTGTTTAACTTTAGTACTGCGTCGGGTTGTATTACTTCCTCGCAGTTGACTGGTGGAACTAGTCAGTATTTGAAGGTTCTCATCAATAACGTGGAGTATACTATCGCGGCAACGTGTAGCTCGTAAGAAGCGAGCTAACTTCTTTTCTTTTTTATTTTTTTAAATGGGGGTAATTTGAATGAAAACGGATTTGAATGTGATTGAAAGGTTAACAGTAATGGACTTGCTTCCCAAGGAAGGAAGTTTCGTTACATTGAAGTTGATTCGTAACCTGTTGGAAAAGATTGGTTTCACAGGCGAAGAACTTGTAGAGTATGAACTTAAACAGGAAGGAAACCTAGCTTCTTGGAATATTGAAAAAGGTAAGGTCGGAAAACCGTTTGAGTTTGGTAAGAAAGAAGAAGAAGTAATCGCTTCGTCTTTGAGAAAGTTGGACGAGGAGAAGAAGTTGGAACAACGCCATGTTTCGTTGTTTGAAAAATTCATTGGTGGAGAGTAGTTTCCTTTGACAAGAGAACCAGCTATACGAGTAACCCTGTCACAAATTTGTGATAAGATGGATGCCCGCTTTGACCGTTTGGAAGCAAAGTTGGAAGAGCGTCAGAAAGAAATTGACGAACTTCGCGGTAATCAAAAGTATTTCGCTGGCGGTATAGCTTTGTTGGGTTTTTTCATCATGTTTTTTAAAGACCCCGTAGTAAATACAGTTGCAAATGCGTTGGGTGTAAAGTAAGATGGTTGGAACTAGTTCCATTACGACAACCAATTATACTACTCCCAAGAAAGTTTACGAGTTTTTGGGAACGTATTCTACAATACCATTAACATTGTCTAGTGGTAACTTAGTTGGTCAAGAAGCTATCGGTACTGGCGATTCATCAACTAAGACTTTCGCTTTCGATAATAAGAACGTGATTGCTGGTACAGACAGAGTATTCGTTGGTACTACCGAGTCTACCACATATACTATGGATGAGGATAATGGCTTTATCACGTTTACTTCCGCTCCTGCTGCTAGTGCTATCACTGCTGCCTATTTTTATGCCGACATCGCGTCGTCGGTGGTAGCTGATTATATTTTGCGTGCTGAGGGGGAAGTTGACCGTAGGACGGGTCGCGTGTTCTTAAATTCTCAGAGTACTATTCAATATTACGACGGTATGGCGAAGGGTTTCACGAACTTATTCTCCTATCAAGCAACTCGTTTTACCGATGACGTTAATACTTATATGCCGAGGACAAACGATTTGCTTGAGGATAAGTATTTGCAGACTGAGAATTACCCGATTCAATCTATATCTCTTTTGGCTTTGAATGAGTATAAAGACCAAGCGTATGAGGATAATGCGACTACTAGTATTTCCTTTGGCGGGGTTAATCAAGTCTCTCAGTCTTTTCTTGCTGGTTATGCTAAGCCCATGATTAGGTGCGCGTTTTCAATAAAGTATAATACTGGAACTGCTGCCAACATTACGATTGAATTGCAGGCTGATTCGAGTGGTTCACCTTCTGGAACTGCTTTGGCTAGTGCAACGCTTACTGCGCCATCGAAGACTAGTTTTGACACTTACGACGTAGTGTTTACTATACCCTATTCGTTGACTAAGGGTTCTACTTATCACTTGGTTTTGAAGTCTGCTACATCTGGTACTGCTGCGTATTACCTCGCGGTTGTTGGCACTAACGCCTCTTATACTGGTGGCAATGTTTGTACATCTAGTAACTCCGGTTCGTCTTGGACTGCGGATACTACTAAGGATGCTGTATTCTCTACTTATGTCGCTGATGATGTGGCGGATTATAGCGAGTATCGTGTTGATAAGGTTACTGGTCGGATTACGCTTTGTAAGGATAGTGGTTTGAAATTCTCTCGTGGTTTGAAGAACGTGGTCTTGGTTTATACTTATGGGTATACTTCTGTTCCTAAGATTATTGAAGATTTGACTACTAAGCTTTCTGCGGTTTATGTTATAGAGTCAACATTGTTGGGTCGTCCAGTTCCGCTCGCCATTCCTGAAGGTAACATCAAACAGTTGCGTGAGGATATTCTACGCACACTAGATTCGATGGGACAGAGGGTTGAGGCGACGATTCTCTAGTGAAAACGACTCCCGAACGCTTTGTTTCTGATTTTAAGGCTAGGTTAGACCGGGCTTGCGAATCGGGGNTATTGCAAGCCGCCGAGTTTATGGCTAATGAGATGGTCGAGTATTCTGGTTCTGGAGAGATTCCCTTCTGGACTGGTGCGCTCAAGGCTAGCGTCTACGTTGACGTAGCGAGCAAGAACGAAGTTTCTATTGTCGTTGGTAACAGCTACGCGGCTAGTATGCAGTATGGTACTGAAAAACACGCGGTTTCACTAATTAAGAAAGGAGTTCCTACGCCACTTGGCGAATGGGCTATGAGCAAACTCGGTTTGTCCATAGAAGAACTTAAGGCTATGCGTATAATGCACGTTAACTCGGCTCACCCTTTCGTTCAAGAAAGTATCAAAAGGAACATGGATATGATTAAAAACATCATCGTTCTTGCGATAGAGCACGAGTTTGACCAACCGTAACCTTTAAATACTACCGCGACACCAGCCTTAGTATACGCGCCCTTCAAGTAGAAGGCGGTGAATCCGATGACAGGAGCTACTAGGCAAATCTCATTTCTTCTAACTAAACTCCTAAAGGATAATGTAACCAGCGTATCCAACCGAGTGTACCCTCCCGGAGAACGCGTAGACGCAACCAAGTTCCCTAGAATAAACGTTTACACTCTTTCTCCCCAGCAGCAGTTTGCAGCCCTAGGCGCAACTGCTCCGACTTGGAGAATCTTCACAACTAATTTTGAAATCCAAGCCATCAAACCACAAGATTGCGAAATAGTAGCTGGGGAGATAGAGCAAACTATAATGAACAACCCTAACTATAGGCAAGCGAATGTTACGTTTTCTGATTGGCAGCGTGGTGCTCAAACGGCAGAAGCGTCTAATGGGTATTTTAATTTACTCCGGTGTGCTGGTGGGTCTCCTACTAGTGTTTCTCCGGCGATGAATAGTTTTAGAAAAACAGTAACTGTAACTGGTAAGTGGTTACAGACTGCATAGGTGTATGTAAGATGGCGGTAAATGCAAACTACTCCGGGCCCGTAACTAGCGCGGTAATGATAAAAGAAACAACTTTTGGTACAGACCCCGGCACTGGTTATACGAATATGGGTATGTATGTTAATTCTCTTGATGCTGAGATTAGTGTTGATACTACTAGGGTTAATGCTCTTGGTGTTCGTGAATCTCAGGCTCTTGTTGGTACTGCTGCTAATGTGACTGGTACTATTGATGGTTTGTTTCAGGATGCTCGTCTTATAGCTTATGCTATGGGTGCTGATGCTGTTACTGATGCTGCTGGTGTGTATACTCACTGGATTAATTATAAGACTGCTGCTGCTTCCCCCATAGAAGTTTCTTCTCTTCCGTCATTTACGATGGTTGTTACTAGAGGTACTGATGTAATGGGTAGTACCGCGTTTGAAACTGTTGAAACTTATACTGGTTGCAGGATTACTAACCTTCGTATTAAAGGAGATTTGGGTGCTCCTCTTAATATGACTGCTGACTTTATTGCTAAGAACGTATCGGTTGCTCTTAATTCTGGTGGTCAAGCGGCCGCATTCTCTACTGACGAAGTTCACCCCCCGCAGTATATTACTTTGTCTATTCCAAACAGCACTGCAATATCGCAGGTGCAAAGTTTTGATTTGACAATCAATAACAATGTAGAGAGGGTTGGTTCTCTTGGAACACAACTGCTTCAGGCGTCTCCGGCTAAACAACTGGAAATTGACTTGAATGGCACGATTGCTATGACTGATGAAGCGATTTGGGCTATACAGAAAATCACTAATGACACTAGTGGCGCGAGTACTTTTGCTAGCGTTGGAGCACCCAAAGTTGATGAGACAGTTAAGATTGTTTCAACTAACTCTGGGGCGACGACTGCTGCAAGGACGCTCACAATCAACATTGGTGCTGCTGCCTTTACGAAGCAATCCGTCTCAACTAAGGTTGGTGATGTGACTATGCTTGACTTCACGTGTATGATTCGTGACTTCACACAAACTAATTGGGGTGCTGTTCCGACTGGTGCGCCGATTACTTTTGTGAATGCAACAGCTGGAGCATATCTAGCTTAGGGGTGTTTTGAGGAATGGAAGTTGAAGTAACAGAGATTGGGAAGGACGTACCGACTAAGATTGTTCTTAGGAAGTATAGTGCTGGACAACGCAATCAAGCGTATCGGGATGCGATGAAGATTCGTGGTGACGTAAAAGCGGCTAATGGGTCTTATGATTTGGATTTCGTTTTGTATAACGAGTTGAGGGTGTTGGCTGCTATCGAGTCTCCGGCAGAGTTTAAATCTCTTCAGGCGATTAGGGATAAGTTGTATCCAGAGGATTATGACAAACTCGTGGTTGCGGTTGATAAACTCTCTGAAGTAAGCCCTTTAGCGAGTACCAGTTAAAGGCTGGTGTGAAGCGCGGTTCTCCGCAACCGGGTTTCGAGTGGGCGTTTTTCAGGTACAAACTTTGTAAAGAGTTTGGTTACTTGCCGAGCGAGATTGATGGCGAGGCTTGGGTTGACTTGCAAGAGTTAATGGTTTTGAGTGATGCGGTTAAGGATTTGGAATTAAAGGAACAACAGAAGGCAATGAAACGTGGCTGAAAACTCTGACGGGACTATTAGGATTAAACTTGAGTTGGATAATCAAGTAGCTTCAGCTATGGGTGCTGTGCCGGGTGGTTCTCGTTCTTCTTCTAAGGACGATTCTAAATTTGGTTCTCGTGCTGAGAAAGAATTGGACGCTATGGAGAAAGCTATACTTAGACTTAAGGCTAAAGAAGAAGCAGCGATGTTGTCTGATAAGAGAGACAAACTTGGTGTTGGTGGTTTTGCTGGTTATAAGCAAGGCGTATCTAAGGCTGTTGCGGGTATTTTTTCAAAGGATATTGCTTCTGGTTTGGCTTTGGGTTTGAAGGTTAGTGGAATCTTTGGTTTGGTATCAGCTATTTATGAGGTTTTGAATACTGGTTTCCTTCCGGTATTTAAGATTTTGGGTGCTTTCTTGAAGTTGATGGGCGCGTGGTTCATCCCGTTGTCTGTTTTGATTATGAAGGCTTTGTTGGTGTTTTTAAAACCTTTCGCTCAGATTACTGGTGGGGCTGTTAAGGCCGGTAATGAGAATCCGGTTGTCGCTTTGTTTATGGGTATAGCGGCTCTGTTGGCTACTTTGTTGGTTGCTCAAGCTACTTTAGCTGCTTTGGCGGCCATTGGTACTGCAATTACTGGGTTGTTTGCTTGGGTTAGTGGTGGAATCGCATTGATTTCTACAGAAACAGGTGTTTCTACTGCTCTTACTAGTATTGCTCCAGCAATTGCTGGTTTGTTTAAATGGGTTGCAGTAAGTTTGGGCGTAGCTAGTTTTGCTGAACTAGCTGTAATAGTTGTTGCTGCGGCGTTAATTGCTGTTGCTATTACGGAATTGTTTAAGTGGATTGCTAATAAGATTAATGAGTATAATGCTTCGGTATCTAAAACTAAGACTGCGGCTGAAACAGCGTATTCTACTGGTTTGGGAAAGACCACGACAACCGGAATAACTACAACTATGGGAAATACCGTAGACCAAACGCTTTTAGATTCGCTCACAACTGGTACTATTAGTCCATCGTCTAGTTCTTCTTTAACTAATAGTTCGTCATCTAATTCGGCTTTTGCAAATACTGTTTTTGGTAGTTTGGCTGGTGCTCAGTTCGTTGCATCTAATTCAGGATTGCGAGATTCTGGTGGTTTAATTACTTCGAGTGGTTTGTATTCTTTACAAGCGGGAGAGCGTGTGAGTAGTCGGGGCGGTTCTGGACAATCTGATGGAGCTATTACTGTTTATATTAGTGATGTTAAGATTTCTAAGGATTATGATATTAAGGAGTTGGCTAGGCAGATTGCAAGGGATACGCAGATAGAGTTGTCGAGGAGAACGAGTTATGCAAGAGCAAGTTAAGCAAGAACCAGAATCGGCTGAGGATAGGTTGCAGAGGATTGAATCGAAGTTGAATTTGGTTCGTTCTAATGACGCGGCGACTACGGGTATGTTGTATCGGTTTGTGAATGATACTAAGGCGGAGTTAACGAGTTTGAAAGGGGAAATGGTTTCTATTAAAAAGTTGTTAGAGGAAGTTAAGCGTGGCGTGGACACTAAGCGGACTTGATTTAGGTTTCGTTAATAAGGAACAAGTCACTAAAGACAGTGGTTTGATTCTATTGCCTATTCCGAAGACGGACGCTGCTGACTTGCTTGCTTTCGATTTTACTGGTGTGACGGGTACTATCGTGATTAGTGGTACTAAGACTGCGACTTTGGCTGATGCTAAGTTGGAATTGCAACAGTTTGTTTTTGCTGGTTCGGCTAATAACCCTCCAAATAATACGGCTATGAAACCGGCTGGAGATTCTTTGTTTGGTTTGATTGCTGGTCAACAGGATGCACCACTCACTTATGTTAGTGAGTTCTATGGAACGTGTACGGTTAAGATTAATACTCTTGACGTTAGTTTGGTAGAGGGTAATCCATATTCATTTATTAAGTATGATATTACTTTTACTATTTGTGGAACGTGAATTGAATGGATATTAAAAAGATTGGTTTGTCTATTGGTACTGTAGCACTACTTTACTTCTTGTCTTTACAGTTCTGTCTTCAGGGGAATTGTAATGTTAACCAGTTTAGAGACATCACTACGAATTATTCGGACGACAACTTGACGATTTATGTGAATGTTGCGAACAAGACTATGTTCTCTGCGAACATTACTAATGCAGCAGTACGCAATAATTCGGTTTACCTTCGTGATTGCGGAACTAGGAATGGGTTTTTAGAGTGTGAACTCATCTATAATGTGACTTTCAATTTTAACTATTCGATAAAGGCAAGTAATTTTACTGGCATACTCGTTCCTCATGTTGCATTTAAGGAATTGTGGGTATATAATCAGCATAATGAGACTATCAACAAGACTATTTGGGACGAAAGAACCGTCAAGGTGATTGGGTTCGTCAACGAGTCTGCCCAACCCGACTTCGTCGAGAAATATGCTGCAGGATATAAGACTGAATATCGCTTGATTGGAGAATGGACTCCAATGACTTCGGGCGACTTGAATTTCAGGAAGGGCGAGTCGAAACTCGTCGCATTCAGATTTTCTCGTGACAACCCCGACGCTATAGTGGATTTGAAGGCGAGTATTTTTGGTGTTCCTTTTAACCGTCACGCTTGGTGGATTAACAACACACTCACAAAGGTTCAGATAAATATTACAGAGACTTCTGGTTTTGCTCAGTCGAACTTTGCTGTTCGGATGAATGTGTCTTGGAATCCGCAAATGAATGCTAACTTTACCAACGTCCACTTTACGAATGGCTCAGAGAACTATGAGTTGCCAAATTGTATTGCATCAAAAGTTGATTCAAGCCACGCTTTCTTCGATGTGAACGTGTCGTATCTCGCGGCTTCGGCGAACACTTCAATCTATATGTATTACGGAACAGATTCTTTCGAGAATGGGCAAGATTGCAGTCACACATATCTATACTATGACGATTTCACAACCGATAAATTCTCTTATCGTGGCACTGATTTCTTTGTAGACACTACCTCGAACACGCTTAATTGGTCAAATGATAGAGGTACAGCGAATGACACGGCTACAGTAGCTTTGGCTTTCGGGGCTGATGAAAACTATTCTATGAATTACTTTGTCAATATGACTTCTGGAAGTGGTAACGGTTGTATGAACATTGGTGCAACGTCCACATCTTATCAATGGACGGATTCACTGAATGCCATAGGGCACAGAGACCAACCACAATCTGCACCTAGACTCATCTTGCAAAAACGCGAGGGTGGAACAGACACAGATGCAAATTACAATAATTACGAAGTCTTTAAGACCGGCTACAATGTAACCACGAAAAAGATAAACAAGAATCTTTCTTCCAACATATCTTTCCCTAACGGTACGGTACGTTTCCTCGACAGTATTGCAATAACCACCTTGGTTCCGTATTCTTATTTCTACGTTGGAGATTACGATAGTGCGCCCGGAGTAGGTTACACCACAGCAGGCTACATAAAGAATGTAGTGATACGCAAAGAGGCTGCTTCCTTACCAATAGTTTTCTTTGGGTCGCAAATAAACAAGTCGTCACCAATAACTACTATAAACTCTTCTCAATCAGCTTGGTTCAAGTCTGACCAGACAGTTGCAGTAAATGGAACTTATGGTGCAGGTATAGCATACACTACTTGTTGGCTTGGCAATGGTACGGTAACAAACAACACCATCTTTACAATTACGACGCAAGCAAACAACACGATAGTCTGTTTTTCACAGGGTAGCGATGGCGAAATCGAATTGAACAAGACGTTCTACTTGGCACTCGATAAGACTGCGCCCGTAACTGCTCAAAATGGTTCTGCAACTTGGTATCGCGCCAATACGGGTATTGGTTTGACCGTAACCGAGACATTATCTGGAACGCTCTACACTACTTATAAGAATGGTGCTGGTGCTTATACTAATGGCACAACCATCTTAGTTACCACTGAAGCGAATAACACGATGAAGATGTTTTCGCAAGACGTTGCAGGAAATCTTGAAGTTGAACAGACATTCTATATAGCGTTGGACAAGACTGCGCCAGTTACTACGATTAACACTTCGCAATCAATCTGGTATACGAGCGACCAAATGGTGGCTGTTAATGGAACTGACAGTACCTCCAACGTCGCTTTCACGACTTGTTGGCTTGGCAATGGTACGGTAACGAACAACACTCTCTTCGTAATTTCAACGCAAGCAAACAACACGATAAAATGTCAATCTATGGACAATGCAGGGAATCTCGAAGCGAATAAAACATTTTATCTAGCTTTGGATAAGGTTGCGCCAGTAACTACTACAAACATTACGGATAGTTGGTATCGTGTTGCAGTCCTCCCTATAGCTTTGAATGGAACTGATGCAGTTTCGCAAGTATTTTTCACTCAGCATTGGAACGGTGGAGTGAGTAATGCAACCATATTTTCAATAAACATTCAAGGAAACAACACCTATGTTTTCTACTCTCAAGACAAGGCAGGTAATAAGGAAGCTAACAAAACTAGGTATGCTGCACTCGACAATGTCGCGCCAGTCACCACGATAAACACTAGTCAGTCAATTTGGTATTCGGGTAATCAGATGGTTGCAGTTAATGGGACTGATGGAACGTCTGGCGTGTTCTTTACTACTTGTTGGTTGAACGGGGCGGCAGGAAGCAACAACACACTAATATTAGTAACTAACTCCGCAAACAACACGCTTAAGTGTCAAACTACTGACGTTGCAGGTAATCAGGAAGCTAACAAAACATATTATATAGCTATAGACAAGTCCCTGCCAATTACCACCATAAACACGAGTCAGTCCGTATGGTATAAGAGTAACCAGATGGTTGCAGTTAACGCTACAGACGCGATACCTATATTGTACACCACGTGTTATCTTGGCAATGGTACGGTAACAAACAACACTCTCTTCATGATTACCACCGAAGCGAATAACACAATCAAGTGCTTCTCGCAAGACACTGCTGGAAACATTGAAGCTAACAAGACATTCTACTTGGCACTCGATAAGACTGCACCAGTAACTACTTGTAATGCAACGGGTTTGGGTGTGGTTCCACCAGTTGTTGTTGGATTAAATGGCACGGATTCGGTTTCACAAGTAGCCTTTACTCAACACACAATCAACGGAGTTAATCTCAGTAACAACACGGTGTTTTCTTTTACGAATAGTGGCAACTTTACTATAAACTATTCATCCGTAGATGTGGCTGGAAACGTAGAAGCAAGCAAACTTTGCTATGCAGTAGTAGCTGTCGGTTCTATACTTTTCCAAATCTATAATGGAACTGGCTGGAGTGACTATAGTGGTTCAGCATTAAACTTTACTAATTGCACAGTAAATACTTATTGCAACTCAACTGCTCAAAACATTACTCTCGGAAGACCAGCTTTCAATATTACCAACAACGGGACGCTGATTGGCGTAGTACAAATTAGGGTTAATGAAACTAAACCGTTTTTGAATGTCGCTTGCTCTAATACGACTAGTACCGCCAATGCTATAAACTTGACGTCTGTTCCTAAGAACATTTCTTCTGTATTGGCATTGAATCAGTCAGTTTCGGTTTGGTGTTGGTTGTTTTTGAAAAGTGTTCCAACGGATACTAGACCATTTGGTATAAGGGGTAGACTTTCGTGACGGTTATAGAATACGGAGGTAAGATAGTTTATGACTATCGTACCTCTCCAACGATGCTTACTAAAGTGCTAGTTGGCGGCATAGATGTTACTAGGTATGTAAAGACATATACTTTTGATAGGTCTAATGGAGAGTCTATTCGGATTATTAATATTACCTGCGCTAAGACTGTCACTTCTTTAGTAACGTTAGATAATAATGCGAGCGTGGTGGTTTATCGCGGCTGGGTTTCGGACGTTGATGAAAAGATATTCGATGGGTTTATAGATAGTTACGAACCGGAAGGGGCTACTATAAATATTGTCGGAAAAGACCCGATGGCTAATTTGGTTCGCCGTCTAGTCAATTACACTTACGATTCTTCAGTTGACTTATATGGTGGAAAGATAAGTGAGTTAGTTAGAGACATTGTCATCAAGTGGTGTGGCTTGTACGCTGGGCCTTTTGATAACGACGACTATACTTTGGCTCTTTATCCAATGCAGGAAGCTACTTCAATTTACGACTATAGTGGTAATGGCTATTCTTCAACTAG